GAATGAGACAATCAGCGATTGGCGCGAAGTGTGGCCGGAGGTGGGACTGTACTATTTTCGCGCGATGACGGAGCAATTTGAGTCGCTCGGGTCACGTGGCGGAACGCAATGGCAACCATTGTCTGAGAAATATAGAAAGTGGAAGGAGAAGCGATATCCGGGCAAGCCGCTGATGGTCCTCACCAATCGATTGCAGCGATCATTCTCGGTTGCTGGCTCCGCGCCTGATCAGGTGCAGATATTGGAGCCGATGTCATATACGGTGGGCAGCGCTGTGCCATATGCGCGGTACCACCAGTACGGCACGAAGCGAATGCCGAAACGTGTGCTGGTCGCGCCTGTGCAGCGGGATATCGACAGGATCGTTAGTAGAATGTACCGATACGCCGAGCGCGGCGCACGTGATGCAGGATTCCAGACGCGCGGCAGAGGTCGCACAACGCCGGGGGCTGAATAATGCCATACACAACCACGCGATATTCGGCACAATTCGCGCTCCGGCTGCTCGACAACATTCAGGCCTATCTCGAAGCGTCCTCAGCCAGCGCCATTGCCGAGATTGACGCCACGCTTGGCAGTTTTGCGGATTACCGAACGCCAACGCCGATTGTTTTGAATTTCCCGGCATTGTTCGTGTCGCCATCCAGCAACCAGCTTGAACAAAGCGACGATGATTCGCACATCCGGGGGCGGGTGGAGTTTTTCGTTGATATCGCGGTAGATGGGCAGGACGCCTACACCGTGATGCGCAAGATTCTGAAATACACTCTGGCGGTAGATAGGATTCTGCGGACGATGGCAGTATCAGACATTCTCGGCAGCAATACGTCGAGCGTGGTTTCTGAGCCGGTCTGGGAGGTCACAGAACATCAATTCGGTGTCCTCAGGCAGGGCGATACAATTTATCGAATGGATTCGCGAGTAATATTGGTGGTTCAATTATTGGAGAGATGATGAACGCATTTGAGAAAGCCAAGACGATGACGCTCCCGCCGCTGCCGTGGACACACGAGGCGCTGGGAGAAGAAAAATACTGTGAGTTGGCGGTTGAGTTGGGCTACTTTCATCCAAAAGCGGAAAGAGATGATTATCGCCCTTCGCTCGATCCCACACCGTTTCTCAGTCTGATCAAAGCGAAGAAGGAGAAGTAAAATGCCGGGTACTGCAAAAAACTATAGTGCAAATCAGATAATTCTCGGTCCTGCTGATCTTTGGATCAATGTCGCCGTGCCGTCTGCCAGTGGCCGCTTGACGTTGCACACGGACGGCACACCGGAGAGCGTCGCCAATCCGAATGCTGTGCATCTGGGGATGACCTCTGGCGGCGTCACTTTCGAATATAAACCTGAGATTTCAGACTTTACGAGCGACGAGTTGACCGCGCCACATCTCAGCGTGTTGACCTCAGAAATGGCTACCGTCAAGGGTGAGTTTTTGCAGGTGTTCAATTGGAGCCTGTTGGAGCGCATGACGGTCGGCGGTACGCGCAACGTTAACACGAATACCTCGACGGGTTACGAGGAGCTGACGTTCGGAGGCAAGTCAACGGTAAGTAATTTTTCCGTGGCGTTGATCGGACAGGACATCGCCGGAACTAACCAATTCTGGGTAATCCAGCTCTACAAAACCTACAACAAGGCTGGGTTTAACTTCACCGTGACCAGAAAAGATCAGTCAAAGGCCTCATTCGAGTTTAACGGGCTGGCGATCACCACAAGGGCATCAGGTGATCAGATTGGTAATTTCTGGCATATGGGGGCGGCTAACGACTAATGAGCACCTCAGCAGCAGAATACCGGCAACGACGGCAAGGCAGGGAGATTACGGGCGCAATCTCTCTGCCGTCGGGCGCTCAGTTTACGATGAGGCGTCCACCGCTCGACTTGTGGATTGCCGCGGGGAAGATTCCACAATCGTTTCTCCGGGCGATGCTCGAAGCTCAGCAGGGCGGCGCATCGGCGGCGGTACGGTTCTCGGTGGAGGAGACACTGGACGGCTATTCGTTCCTCACGGAAGCCATCATTTACGCCGCTGTCGAGCCGCGATTGTCGCTGGACGGTTCAGGCGATACGCTTCGGCTGGATGAGCTTGACCCGGAAGATTTCCGCTTTTTGGTGAGCTGGGTGCAAGCGGGATCGCCCGGCATTCCCGTTGCTACTGAGAAAGGACAGGTTGAGCCCGACCGGCTCACCCGCTTTCGTCAGAAACGACCGGGAGGCTCTACTGATGTTGGCATTGACGGCACAGAAGTTCGGGAGCAGGCCGAGTCATTTGCTCACGTTGGCTGATGGTGCCGTTGCGCTTGATTTTGACCAGTGTGCAGCGTGGCGGTTGCAGGAATGGGAAGATGAACGCACCCGCGCAATGTGGGGCGCAAGTGAGGATTAATTGGCATTAGACCGCGAACAAGTCGGGTTGTTATTCAAAGTCTCTGCGGACTCAACCGACGCTCGGCGTGATCTGGAACTATTTCAGGGCGTTGCTGAGGGTGTTGCGCTGGAAATCCGTGATCAGTTTGAGCGACTTGGCACGGCAGTTAATCAATCAATGGAACGCTCGACGCGCAGTCTGAGCACGTTCACCGATCAGCTTGGGGATTCTGCGCGTGGACAGTTGGCCGGATTCCTCGGTCAGTTTGGTTTGATCGGCGATGCAGCAGCGGGGATGATTCCAGCCGTCTCAGGTGCGGGCGCGGCTGTGCTGGGATTGGGCGGGCTGGCGGTTGGCGCGGCGGCGGGTATGCAACAACTGGTTGCGCGTACCACCGAATTTACAGGCAAGATTGACGATCTCGCACAAGTCACCGGCCTAACCAATGAATCAATACAGTCATTGCGGCTGGCTTCTGTGCTGGCGGGACAATCGTTTGAGTCTGTAGCCAGTACAGCCGTAATTTTTCAGCGGCAAATGCAGGAGGCGCAACGAGGCAATGAAGAGTTGCGCCAAACGTTTAAAGCTTTAGGCGTCGACCTCGAAGGTGATGTTGATACGGCATTTCGTCGCACGTTGGAAAGTCTGAATGGTCTGTCTGACGGCTCAAAAAAAACCTCAACGGCGGTTGAGCTGTTTGGCCGATCGGGCGCACTACTGTTGCCCGTTATGGATCAGGTGGACGGGAAGTTTAATAACCTGATTCAACGAGCGCGACAATTAGGCATCATTCTGACTGAGCAGGACATTAAAGCGGCCAACGATTTTCAAGACCAGCTTGATCTGCTGAATTTAAAGTTGGAGGGCGTCGCTTTGCGTCTGGGGGCGCGCGTCATTCCTGCTGTTGAAAAGCTGGCTATTACAATGGTCTTCGGTGCTGGTGCCGCTACCACATATTTAAAAGCGCTCGAAGATGCGCAAAAACAAATGAAGGCGACGTCTGAACAAGCGGCGTTAGGCGCGTTTCAGGGGCCGGGTATTGATCCATTGACGGGTTTACCTTCTGAGGTGGCCAAGCCGAAAACAGTCACAGGCCGCACAGCCGCCACAGGGCCAACGAAACAGGAGTTGAACGAGCGCAATATCCGCGAACTTGAGGCGTTGGAAAAGTCGGAACAGGCGCAACAAAACTACTATGTGCAAAGCGAAAAGATGCTTCTGGCTGACGAGCAATCGCGCCGGGCATCCTATGAGCGTCAAGCGCGAGATCGGGAACGGCTTAATCAGGCAAATATCGACGCAATGGAGGCCGAAGATCAAGCGGCGTATCGTTCTGAGCAGGAGCGCTTAGCACTAGAAAAAGCCATTCTACGAGCGGACGAAGCGGAAATCGCGGCACACAAGCGTAAGCTGGCTCAGAAAGAAGCTGATCTTCGCGAACACCTGCAACGATATCGTGAACAGCTTTTACTTGACCCATCTTCACCGCTGTCAATGTTTGGTGAGGCTGGACAACGAGCGGCAGAGCAAGGAGCGGGGCTATTCGGGCAAATGGCCATTTCAGCTAATGAAGCGCTCGGACAGATGTCTGACAACCTCGGGAACTTCCAGTCAATTGCGGCTGATGCGTTCAATAACGTGGCTCAGGGGCTCGAACAGGTAATCCTGACATTCATCAAAACCGGGCAGATCAGCGGG